ATAATTAGAAAATAATTCTATGTCATAAAAATGATTGACAACTAATACAGGATTAAATGCTTGTGACCAAGTCAAATAATTTCCTGATGTTGTTGCTCCACTTATACTAACTTCTGTCCTTACATTTGTTGAATCATCTGTGTATGCAAATCTAAATGCAGATTCATATACTCTTGGTATGACTTTTAATGTTTGTGGAGTGTTTGTATTAAGTACAATCATACTTATATAACGAATTAAAAAACTTTATTTGTAAAAATAAAAAAAGCACCCATATAGAGTGCTTCTTTAAGATTAATTAGAATGAGTTTCTAATTAGGTACGATTTGTGAGTTTGAGCCAGTTACTACTCCTGCATCCACAAAGTATGGTGCAGTTTCTTCAAGACCCTCCATCACTAATGTGAATCCTGATAGGTCTCCTGCTGCTGCTCCTGTGACTATTGTGCCACCTGTCACTTCCATTCCATTTTCATAACCACATAAAAATTGGTTACCATAGTAATCTTCTACAACTACAACAGGTCTTGCGACTGCTATTAATTGTAATTCATTCTTTGTTGCATTATCTAAAAATGTTAATGTCATATTCAAAGTCTGTGTATAAAATGTTGTTCCATTATCTCTAGAACTTGTAATTGTTGTTTCTAAAGAAGAATTGCCTTTTAAATCAAATTGAAAAAATGTTGGTGATCCTGAGAATGCAGAAATTGTTTGGTCTGCATCTACAGTAGCTGTGACAGGAAAATCTGCCATATATACTGTTTTAATTCCACCAAATGCTGATTTACATGGTACTTTTCTTCCTGTTGTTAATGCACATGCCATAATTTTATATTTTTATTTAAAAAAAAAGGTAAGTAAGTAAAATCTCACTTACCTCTTTTTAAGGTTAATTTAATTTATTAAGAGTAGTAAACTAGATCCTCAGAAATTCCATATTGAACTCCTGCAGTAAATCTCATTACGAATCTTACATTTTGACTTCCATCAATGTCTTGCATGTCTATAACTTTCACTTCTTGCATGTTGTTTAATAAACCTGTTCCAAAGTATAAGTTGCTTCTTTGAGCAGCAAACATATGGTCATCAGACATTCCTGGACAAACAAAGATTTTAACACCATTCACAGTAAGTGATCCATTGTTCCACCATTGTGTTCCCTGTGCATTTACACCATTTGCTCCTAAACCATTTGCAGCAAACCCACCAAGAGCTTGTACATAGTGCTTAGCAATAGAGCTAGGGATGTAGATAAATAAATCTTCTTTTCCATAAAGTGCAGATGGGATTGCATCTACAACTCTTGAAAGCTCTGCTATTACATTTCCTGCATTAACTCCACCACCTACAGCAGCTAAGTCTTGACCTGCAGGGATGTTACCATCAGCAGTCATAAGAGTTTGGAATCCATCATATTCTCCTGCATTTGCAGCTACTCCTGAAAAGATAGTCTGCTCAGTTTTTTGTGCAACTTGATTTGCTACATGAGCAATCATAAAGTCACTAAACTTAGGAGGAAGTGTTTGACCCATTCCATAACCCATAGATTGAGCTTCCCAATCATTAATAAAATCTTTCTTACATAATTGAAGATTGACTTGCAGCTCAGTTGGCTGAATAATTCTTTCTGTTAATGTCACAGAAGAATTAGGATTAAAGTCACATGAAGCATCAGATACTACTGCACCTGTGTCCAATCTTTTAATTACTTCTTTGTAAGCAATATTTGGTTTTACAGTAAGACCTCCATCATCAATAGTGGAAGCACTTAATAAAGCTGCAGCAATATACTCACCTGCAAATTCACCTGCATAAGTAGTAGTGATATTTGTTGCAGTTGCTAATTCAATTTTTCTATTATTCATTTTTCTAATTTTTAATTTTTATTAATTTATGCTTCAAATGCCCATATTCCCTGTGAGCCACAAATTGCCCACTCAGTTGATGATACTGCACATAGCTCAACCCAGTCACCTTTCTTAGAAGTTCCTGCTGTATTTACAATGTGTTTTCCATTTGCTCCTGCTCCATTACTTGCTGCTGAAACTACTGAATCAGCTAAAGTAAAAGATCCTATAATCTTGTTATTTGCATGAGGATCTAATGTTAGTCCATGAGTTCCTCCTGTTCCTAAATTTCTAAATCTGTAAGTTAGACCTACATAGTTAGCACTTAGTTCTGGTAGTGTGTGAGTATGTGACCCACCACTTGAATTTTGATCTGCACCTGCATCAGATACTGAAATAGCTTTGTTACCTACTAAAGAATCCTGCACAGGTCTGTTACGATTTACATCATTTGATGAATATTTGAATGTTGCCATTTTTTTATAATTTATTTATTTATTTAATTTTGATAAAACTCTTTCTAAAGTTGTTTTGTATTTTGCTTGTGCAAATACTCTTTGTTTAACCTCTCCAAAAGATGCTTCTGGACTGTGTTTGATTGGCTCAACTGCAGCTTCAGAAAATTCTTCTTTTATTGTTCTTGATTTAGGTTGTCTAGATTTTTCCATTTCTACTTCTTCTTCATCTTCCATTCTAGATTCTTTGTCTTTTTTAAGATCAGAAATTGCATCTTCTAAGTTTTTGATACGAATCTCCATTCCTTTCCAATCAGCTACATCAGCTTCTTCATCCATTTCTTCTTCTTTCTTTTCCTCTAAATCTTCTGTTTCTTCTTTTTTATAACCATCTTCATCTTTTTCTTTTCCTGCATCCTCTTTTTGTGGGACACCATCAGATGGGTCTCTCATGTCATCAATAATTCCTTCTTCCTTAACAACAAGTAATTTGCCATCCTCTAGGATATACTCACCTACAGGCATTGCAACTTTCTCATCATCAGTCTTGATAAAAATTTCTTTTCCTTTTTCAAATGAATCAGCTTCTATTACTGTTCCATTTTCTAACTTTTGTTCTTCAAGTTTAACTTCAAGATTCAAAAGTGTTTTAATTTTATTTATCATTTCTTGATTTTTCATAATATATAGTATAACGAGTTTAAATTTTGATTTTGTATTTTTAACTTATTTTGGTTACTACACCAATGCCCTGATTCATAATATCCTGATTACAACAGTCTCTAGAATAGGTCAATTTATTTTTACATAAACATGCTCTAGTAGATCCTCTTGGACTACTTCTAGCAGGAATGTAACTTGTGATTTTTCTGTTCATTAGTCATATAATTCTCTAAGCAAGTCTGTAATTACACTTGCATCAACTTCTAATTCACCCCATTGGTCATCTAATTCTTTGTAACCTCCTATGTTATTAGGATCAACCCCTAAATCTTTAGCAGCTTTTTCAGCTCTGTCAGAAATTTTAATTGCTTTGTCTACAAGTTTATTTCCAGATTGAGATTCTTTTTCTATGAGTTTTTCCATTTTAGCTCCCTCTTTATACATTGCAGACATTCTTTTTCTGTACTCATTTGCAGATTTTTCTACTTTTTGTATCTGGTCTCTTTTAGCTTTTATTTGACTGACAACTGCTTTAATGTCATCAGCTATTGCTAATTCAACTTTTGCTAATTCTGCTTTTAAAAGAGTTTTGTCTTTTGGAAGTTTATTGTAAATTTTTTCTAGGTTATTATTTTTCATTTTTATTTTTTTTATTTTAATACTTCACTTAGTGTTTTTCTTTGTTGTTCAAAAGCATTAATAGAGCTTTGTAATTGTTTGACTTGAGGAACATCTATTCCTAATTCTTTAGTCTGTGTTTCTACATCTGACAAAATTCTTTGTGCTACTTTTTTAACTGAATCCAATCTATTTAATTCCCTAACTCCTTTTGAAATAGCTTCTCTTGCATCAGTAGCAAGTTGCATTAATTCTTCTCTCCCCTTATCTAATTCATATTCATATTCCTCTAATTCAGTTATTTTAGCTAATTCTACTTTTTCTAATTCAACTTTTTCTTTAGGAAGTTTACTAAGTATTTTTCCAAATTTATAAGGTGTAATCATGACTGTAATATTTCTTTTATCTGGTTAATTAATTTTTGGTCTTTAGACAACCCTACAGAATCTTTTGGTCTTTCCATTTTGTCAGCAAAATAACCCTCTATTGAGAATCCTTTTACCTTTCCTGTCTTTACATATTCATTCCAGACTTCATCATTGTTTACCTTTACAGACCCCATCCAAGTACCTACAGGAACATTCATTCCATATTTCCTGGATTTGTCATATTTTGCATCTTCTACTAGCCATGATTCAACTAATGTCAAACCATTTAAAGAGTGTTGATGCTCTAATGTAGTGTTGTTCTGATTGCCATTTTTTAAATATAGCTGTGATGCTTTTTCTACAGTTTCTTTTGAAAAATAAATGTAGTAATCATCTTGTTCTTCAGAGTTTCTAAAAATAGGTTTGTTAGGTATTAACAATGCACCCATTAAAATCTTTTTATCTTTGTTTACTTCTGCTAATTTTATCTCATCAGCTTTTAAAGCAACAAAATCTGCTTCTATAGCAGGTGATTCAACAATAGATATTGCTTCAATCCCTGACATTTCTTGATCTTCATCAAGCACTAATTCTACTATTCTCATAATATTATAACGAATTTAAAATTGTTTTTTGTATTTATAATGTAGCTCCATCTACAATGTTCCTTTCTAAGCTCTGTGCTGTAGTAACTTCACTAGCTACAACAAAAGTTTGAATAGGTTGTTGATTTTGCCCTGCAATAATATCTGCAAGTTGATTTTCTCCTGTTCCACTTACAGATGTTAGGTCTGGAGGTGCTGCTGCTGCTGACCCTACTGCTGCCACAGGAGCTGATACTTCTGTTCCTGAGCCACCTGATGCACCAACTGAAGCTGCTGCTGATTTAGTCTGTCCAATAGCACTTTTAACTGCACCAATTATCCCTACTGCTTGAGCAACATAACCTATAATTAAAGGTATGTTAGCAGGAAATGGCAATGCACTAGAGGTTTTTGCTAAACCTGCTGCACTATCTGCTCCTGCTTCTGCTCCTTTTACTGTGGCTTTTACAACTGATTGCTTTGCAGAAAATAAAGTTGCTTTAGCTTCCATAATCATTTCTTTTAAAGCCAGAGCTTGTTTAGCTATAAGAATAGCTTTTCCTAATTTACTCTCTGCACCTGCTATTGCAACTAAGTCATTAAATGTTTTTTCTTTCTCTGCTCTTTTTTGTTCTTCTAATGCCTTTTCAGCTTCAAATATTTCTGTTTGTCTTTCTAAATTTGTTCTGTCTGATTCAGCCATAAACTCATCTAAGGCAATTTGTGCATCAACTTTTGCCTGAGTTCCCTCATTCGCTTCATCTAATATTCTTTGCAATCTAGCCATTTGTAATTCTTGTTCCTCAGCATCAATTTCTTTCATTTTTTCTAACCTCAAAACATCTGATTCTATTTGCTCTGCATTTAATCTCTTTTTTTCTATGCTTAGATTTGCTTCACTTTCTAATTTAGAATTAGTCAGTTCAATTTTTTCTTTGTCTAGTGCTAAGTCATTAGCTTTAAATTCAGATTCAAATCCTGCTATGGTAGCTTTGACTGCAGCCAATTCATTCTCTGCTTCTATTTGTGCTTTTTTAAACTCAATATTGTCTTTGTCTTTAGAAAGTTGAGCATTAGCAGCATCTAAAGAAATTTGAGCATTAGCTAACATTAATTTTTGTTGTTTTTGTAGATTATCTCTTAAATCATTATTTGCTTTTATTCTGTCATCAATGCTGTTTCTTTCTTCATCTCTGACCTGTCTCAGTTTTTCGTTTTGAAAATCAAACTGTTCTAATAATCCCTGATTTCTGGCTGCAGCTAGTTCTGCACTATTTGCTAATTCAACATTTGCTGCTGCTGTTTTTATAACTTGTTTTCCATATTCTGTAACAGTCTTAGCCACTTCATCAAAACTATCATCAACACCTGTAAAGACATCTACTGTTTGCTTACCTGCTTCTTTCGCAGCTTCCATAGCACCTGAGAAGTCACCCTGAAAAAGTTTTTTAATTGCTGTTCCTAAAAAACCTGCTACTTCTAATGCTTGATTAAACCTATCTATTACACCCTGTTTAATTGCATCTTTTAATTTAGTAATACTTCCTAATGGGTCTTGGAACATGGCTTTCATAAAATCTGTTACAACTTGTGTATTAGATAATAAAAAGTTTACTAAGTCTGTAAATATAATAGAAACTGCTTCTGTTGCAGTAGAAAATAAATTAACTACATTTTGATTTTCTTTTAATACTTCTCCAAACTTTTGAAACACTTTCATACCAATAGCAAATATCCCACCTGCTGAAAATATACTAAATGCTGTTTTAAATATCTTTCCTAATTTACTTGTGCCTTTACCTGATTCATCTGAATTTTTTTTCAAAGAAGCAAATGCTTCATTAGTCATTTTATTTTGTTCAGCTAGATTTTTATTTAATTCAACAAATTGTTGATTAAGCTGATCCATACTTTTGTCAGCTTGTTTTGTGTCTGTATTTAATTTTAAATCTATTGTTTCCATTTTATTTCCTGTTTAAATTGTTTCCATCCCTCTCTGATAGTAGTTGGCAATTTATTTTTGCCCTGTGCTACCTGAATATTTTTAGTTTCACCCTCAGCTATTTTTAAAGCTGCTATAATTATTTTTATCATGATACTACATTTAAGAGTTCTATATCACTTTTGCCATTTGTTAAATTAGTTTTTAGTGAGTTAATTATGTATTCTTGTGAGCCAATACTTACTCTGTCATTCATCTTTAAATTGTAAATAATTTTTAATGGTAAATAAGCTGTAATTTTTGTTATTCTTCTTTGTTCTGCAAATACATCATTTATGTATGTGCTATAAAATTGGTCAAATAAGTTTTCTGTAAATCCAAAACCCTTTGTATATTCATTTCTTTCTGTTATAAAATGGATGTTTTTTTTGCTTGACCCTGAGCTTATTGCTAAACTATTTGATGGAATATTGTAAGCAGTTTGTTGTGTTTTGTTT